CCACTGCCATGATCCGCTGCCGGCTGCATCACCTTGAGGCCCGATGCCAGTCGCGTGGCTACACGCTGGACGAAGTGCGGCCGTGCATCGTCAGCCAGGACGGCGACACCATCACGGTTGACGAGACGCACCCGGCGTACCCGCGAGCGAGGCCCGGAGTGTCGATCATCACGAAGGCCGCGAACTTCGCCACCTCGGCCGCGAAGCACATCGCCGCCGGGATGCCCCGCGCCACCGATGAGCAAGTAGCCGAGCGGTTCGCTATCTGCCAGGGCTGCGAGTTCCTATCAGGCGGGGCGTGCTCGAAGTGCGGCTGCCCGGTCGTGCGGGAGTCGCGGTTCGTGAGCAAATTGTCATGGGCCAACGAGAAGTGCCCGGTTGGCAAGTGGGGGCCGGAGGAGGTCGGTTGACGCCTACCAGATCCATGGCACGATCCCGGAAACCACGGAGAACTGCCATGGCAAAGACCCCTGACATCGTCGCGGAGATCGCCCAGACAGTGCGGCGGCGGCAGTCATCGCGATGGTACGAGCGGGCGGCGGCGGAGCACCGCGAGACCCTGGCCGCCATCGCGGCGGCCTACAAGGCTGGCCAGTTCGGTACGGCAACCAAGCCGGCGGCGGATGCGATCAGCGCGGTGCTCAAGTCGCGGGGGATCGCCGACATCGGATTCAACGGGGTGACGATTTGGCTCAAAAGCCTGTGAAGCAGATCGTGGCCGAGGTGGCTGCCAAGGCCGCCGGTGACAAGGGCCTCACGATCGAGGAGGTCACGAAGCGCGAGACCGCCGACGGGCTGGAGGCCCGCAGCGTCTCGGCCCGCATCCGCACGGTCGAAGACCTGCTGCGGCACATCGAGGCGGACATGGAACGCTTCGAGGTCGCCCAAAGCGAGGCCACGAAGTGGGAGGGGCTGACAGCAGACCGCGAGACCGGGCAGCCGGTCGTGACCGAGCTGCACCGCGTCCATGTGAGGCTCAAGCCGCGCGGCGGGCCGACCACGCGGGAGTGCGTCGAGGCGATGATCGAGGCGGCGAAGGCCGACATCCAAAAGCCGATCAAGCCGCGGCCACGGTACACGAAACAGACCGACCAGTGGGCCGTGCTCGTGCTCGCCGACCCACACTTCGGAAAGTACAGCTGGAGGCGGACGGCCGGGGCCGACTACGACCTCGACATCGCGGCCCAGCTCGTGCGGGAGGCGTCGGCGGAACTGCTCGACACCGCAACCCGCTACCGTCCCGGCCGGCTGACGGTGGCCACGCTCGGCGACGTCTACCACTACGACTCGCCTGCCGGCACGACCACGAAGGGCACGCCGCTGGAGCGGGACGGCCGGCTCCAGAAGATGCTCAACGTCGGCACCGATTCGCTCCTTGCGATGATCGACGCCGCGGCGACGGTGGCCCCGGTGGACACGCTGGTCGTGAATGGCAACCACGACGAGACGCTCACCTATGGATTCCAGCGGATCCTCGTGGAGCGGTTCCGCAACGACCGCCGCGTGCGAGTGGAGCAGGAGTACACGCCGCGGAAGTATCTCGACCACGGGAAGAATTTGCTGGGGTTCGCCCACGGCCACAAGGCCAAGCGGAAGCTGCCGCAGCTCATGGCGATCGAGGCTGCTCGCTACTGGGCGAACTGCCCATACCGCGAGTTCCACACCGGGCACCTCCACCACCAGGCGGCGGAGTGGTCGCGGCCGATCGAGACCTACGACGGCGTTCTCGTGCGGGTGGCCCCTGCCCTGTGCCCTCCCGACGACTACCACGCCGTCGAGGGCTTCATCGGCAACCGGCAGGCGATGGAGCTGTTCGTCTACGACGCGGGTGGCGGGCTCAACGCGATGCACGTGGCCGGCCCGAGGATGGAGGCATGAGGCTGCCCGACGACTACCTCGTGGAGTGTGAAAAGCGGGCGAGGCGATTCATGGGGCAGTGGACGGGCACGAGCGGTTCACTGGCGGCGGACGTGATGAGGCTATTGAAGGAGCGAAAGGAAATCATGGCGAGCATGGACGAAATCAATGCGGGCATCCGCGAAGCCGTGGCGGCCCGCATGGCTGGCACACCCGCCGACGACCAGAAGCTCGAGGGCTACAAGCCGCACCCGCTGGCGGGCTGCAAGCCGGCCGAGGCCGCGGCCGCCGCGGTGCTGTCCGACGTGTGGTCCTCCGGATGCGAGGCGTGCGAGGGCAGTCCGTTCGTGGCGAAGGCCCGCACGATGGAGGCTTCCTCGCGTGCCACCGCCTCGGCCGAGCCCGTGGCTCGCGAAGCCCTCGACATGCCGCCGGAGTTTCTCGACAGGATCAAGCATCTCGACATCAAGCCGGCCACGCCGACCGCACCCGCGGAGTTCAAGGTGGAGCGGATCGGTGCCACGATGAGCCAGGAGCAGCTGGATGCGGCATGGGCGGCGATCAAGAACCGTCGCGAGGAAATGATGGCGAGGATCCGCGGCGAGGGCGAGCCGATCCAGACGGAGGTCATCACGCCGCCGCAGCGGCCGCGGATCATCGGCCTCGCCGGCCCGGCCGGCTGTGGGAAAAACCTTGTGGCCAGCATGGTGCCGGACGCGGTCGTGGTCCATATCGCCGACCCGATCTACGCTGCCCTCTCGGCGATTCTCGGGATACAGGACACCGTGCTGCGGCAGCGGGCGACCAAGGAACGGCCGATCGACTGGCTGGGCAAGTCGCCGCGGCAGCTGCTCCAGACCCTCGGCACCGACTGGGGCCGGACGCTGGTGGCCGAGGACATTTGGCTGCGGATCGCGAGGCGTCGGATCGAGGAACTGGCCGCCAGCGGTGTCTCGACTGTGGTGATCGCCGACGTCCGCTTCGACAACGAGGCGCGGATGGTGCAGGAGATGGGCGGCGAGGTCTGGGGCGTCGATCGTGGTCCGCCCGCAGGCGTATCGCCGCATGTCAGCGAATCTGGCTTGTCGCCCGGCATGGTCGATCGCGTGATCGACAACACCGGCACGCCGGACCAGACCCGCGCGAACGTCGCCGCGATTCTCGCGAGCGAGTGATCCACCACCCCCTGATTCCCCGGGTGTTCCGCACCCGGGGCCATATCTGGACAGGCGTACAATGAAACGGAACCGAGGAGCGTGGCTGTGAGCGGACGAGTCGAGGAGTCGATGTTCCGCCGCACGGCCACCGGCCGGGAGGCGATGGCCCCGGCCGGCGAGACGAGCCAGCACGTCCACTACCAGCCGCTCCGACGGGCCGGCATCGGGACGATCACGAGCAAGAAGGGCGTGGACCGCGACTTCTACTACTACCTCTCCCTCACGCTGGCCGGGGCAGGCGGTGATCCATCGAAGGCGCTCGTGCCGTTTTGCACGCCCGCCCAGGCCAAGGAACTGCACGAAAAGGGACTGATCAAATGAGCGTTTCCGATGCCCCCGTCGCCGTCGCTTCACACCTCCCCGCCTCCGGGCCGATCGCCCGGGCGGCTGCCTTCATCTACGCCGCCCAGTCCGCGGCTGCCGACGGCCTGACGTGGCGGGAGTTCGGCGAGTTGTCGCTGGCCCTCGTGCGGTTGCTGGTCGAGAGCTACGAAGACGTCAAGGACATGAGTGGCGAGGCGAAGAAGGCCGCCGTGCTGGTCGCTGTGGCCGACCTCTTCGACGCCGTCGCCGACAAGGCCGTTCCCACGGTCCTCTGGCCGGTGTGGATGCTCGCCCGGCCCGCGGTTCGATCGCTCGTCGTGGCCCTCGCTGCCGGTGCGGTGGAACAGGTCCTCTCACTTGTGAGGGCCTGATGCTCGACAACGTCCGGCTCCTCGTGGAATGGGCTCCCCTGCTCGGCTACGGCCGGCGGCTGTCGGCCGCCGCCGACGACAGCCAGCGGGCCGAGGTGATCGCCGACGCCCTGGAGTGGCTCGCGAGCAAGACCGGCAGCCGGCTGGATGACGAACTGACGGCTCACGTCGCGGCCGTCCTAAAGACTCCGCAGGGTGCGGCCCTCGCGGGATGGATCGCCGACAAAGCCGCCGACATGGAGAAGACATGATCTACGTGACCGTTGCCCAGTACGTGATCGCCGCCGGCCTCGTCGGCTACGGCGTGGTTGTGGGTGTGCAGCATCTCCGCGGCCGGCTTGGCCGGCGGACCCGAACGCCGGTGGACGACCTCCGCCTGGTGATCGACCTCGCGGCCCGGCTCCGCGACAAGGGGCAGACCGATGCCGTGGCCGTGTGCGAGCAGCTCACTCACGAGCTGCTGAAGCCGGAGGCCAAGGTGTCGTGAGGCCGCTCGCCTGCATCGCCGCCGGGCTTCTCCTGCTGACGCTGCCGCGCGTCGAGTGGGGCCGCGTCGCGCCGTCGGCGGCCGACGCCGCGGTCTACGTCTACGAGAAGGACGACGGCGGCGTGCCGCCGTTCGTGGCCGTCGCGGTCAACCGGCTCAACCGTGAGCGGAAGGTGGTCGCCACGCTCTTCGAGGACGACACGACCGACGGCGACGGCGACGTTCCGGACCAGTACCGGGCCGCCCTGGATGCGGCCCGCAAAGCGGGGCTCCCGGCCGTCGTCGCCCTGGCCGGCCGGACGGTGCTCCGGGTGACGCCGCGGCCGGGGAGCGAGGCGGCGGTGATGGAGGCCGTGCCGTGACCATCGACCCGCGCCTGATCGACGTCTTCCCGGCCGAGCACGACGGCTACCCGGCGAGCCTCGCGATCGAGGACACGCCCGACGCCCTGCGCGATGCCTGCGGCGACGCCTCGCGTGAGTTCCCGGAGGCCCTGTGGATCGAGCCGCGCGACTGGGTCGCGAAGGCCCGCGAGAACGACGCGGCCGGGGCGTGGGGGATGAACTTTATCGACAGGTTCACCAACCAGAACCCGACCCACGAATGCACCTGTCACAGTCTGCGGGCCAACGTCGAGGCCGCCCGCAACCGGGCGCGGGGCGTGAACTACGGCGGACCGAAGGTGGACTACCGCTACCCAGAATCGCGCGACTTCGGCTCCGTCTGGCTGTCGCCGCTCTCGGTCTACGCCGAGGCCAACCCGCGGCAGTGGGGCGGAGCGAACGTCCGCCGCGTCCTGGAGATCGCTGTCCGTCGGGGGATGCTCCCGGAGACGGTGCAGCCCTACGACTACCAGTTCAAGCACGCGATGCCGGGGACGGCCGGCAAGGGCGGATTCAACCAGTCGCGCGGCCCGTGGACGCCGGTCTCGCGGTTCCCTGACGGGTGGGAGGAGACGGCGAAGAACTTCCGCCCGCTGGAGGTGATCTTCCCGGAGTCCTATGAGCAGGCCGTGTGCCTCGTGCTCCACGGCTACGTCGTGAGCGTGGGCCGCAATGGGCACGCGGTGCCGTGGGCGCGGTGGATGCCCGACCAGCGGCTCATGGCCTATCCGGATTCGTATGACATCGTGCGCTACGACTCCGAGCGGACCGCCAAGTCCGCGTGGCAGGGATCGTTCGCCGTGGCGTCCGTGACTCTTCCTGATGACTGGAGCCGGCCCGCCGGGTGAACATGAAATCCATCCTCCTCGCGCTGCTCCTGGCCGCGACCGCCGCGGCCGCCCCGTGCTCGAACTGCCACGGCGACCGCGTCGTCGGCCCCGGCCCGGTGCGGTTCGCCTGCCCGGTGTGCGAGGGCAGCGGCGAACTGCCGGACCCGCCGCCCCCGGCCGCGGCCGCCGCCCCCGGCCCCCGGCCCGCCGTCTGCCGGATCGAGTGCGGTGCCGGCCCGTCGCGCGACTGCGGGAGCGGGGTGCTCGTCGAGGCCCGGGACGGCCGGGCGAAGGTGCTCACCGCCTGGCACGTGGTCCGCGACGGCCGGAACGCGATCACGATCCGCTGGCCGGATGGCACGAGCGGCCCGGCTCGCGTGACCGCGTGGGATTCGGCGTGGGATCTGGCGGTCCTCTCGGCCGCGGCCCCCGCCGCCGCCCCGGTGCCGATCGCGGCCCGGCCCCCGGCTGTCGGAGACCGGCTGACGCTCGCCGGCTACGGGCCGGTGCCGTTCGTCTACCGCGAGGCGAGCGGAGAGGTGACCCAGTTCGTCGGGCCAAGCCGGCACCCCATGCACATGGTCGAGGTTCG